AAGAGCATCCACTCCGGGGCTGCCCAGGGGTCTTTCTTCTCCCCGGTGACGGACTGGGGCCAGTCGCCGTAGCGCTGGTTGCAGAACAGCTCCCCGTCCGCGTCAAAGCCCGCGGGCCAGATGCCGATGCGCCGCTCGAAGTCATGGTTCATGGAAATCCGCATGGTGCTGGTATGCCACGGCAAGATAGTGAAGAGAGGGGAAAAATGTTGAAAAATAAAGGTTTTTTGGGGATTGGGAGAGAATTTTCACCTTGAAGTTACCTTTTTCAGTTTTGGTGGTGGAAAGTTGGGGAAAATCAGTGTGGGAGATGGGGAAAATCATTGTCTGCGGATGATGATTTTTCTATTGATGTGATTCTGATATTTATAGACAGGACGTTGAATTTGGCATTGTGGGGAGGAGTAATCAAATAAAAAAATTACGCAAGGGGGATATACATAATGTCTGGAAATGGTAGTGTATACAATTCCGTATATCGAACGTATATTACGAGAGGGGATGCCTTTGGTTATCGAGAAGGTAATGAGAGTAGTTACCAAAGAGACAGGGAGTTTGATTTGTTAAATGAGGATTCGCATAATTCGTATGAGTGGTTTGAAGTGGAACCGGAACCGTTAACGGATGAAGAGATAGAAAAGCACTTTGAAGAGGAACATAAGAAAAAGCAAAATGTCAGGAGAGACAGAAAAGGACGTTTGGAGAAAGGCTCAATGATTGCGAAAAAAAGGAGCTGTGATGAGGAAGAAATTTTGGCACTTTATAAAGGAGGATTTACAGTAAAAAAAATAGTAGAGTTTCGTGGATGTTCAAAATCCACCGTTTACAATGTGATAAAAGAGTATAAAAAGAAAGAGAAAAAATGAAAGGGGGCTTCTATTTTGGAAAAATCAAACTTCTAATTTGGAAAAAAATATGCTCCTATTTTGGAAAACAAAAAATGGGTGATTTGCAGAGGGCATGGTGTGGAATTTTATAGTGCTGTAAGGTTGAAACGGTTCCCAGTTCCCAAAATAGGAGCAATGATTTGGGTGAGAGAAAACATTTGTTCTTTCGCCCTTTCTTTATGTGGTGGAGAGTTATTCATAATGTTATTGGAAATAGTACCGCAGAAATGACGTTTATTTGATATATAATTGTCCTCCTCCCCTCTAAGAGTGTGATATGAGTGTGCTGCTTTACATGATGATTGACAGGGGAACTTATGGATAATAAGAGTATAGGAAAAGGGTACATATGGGAATATGTAAAGTGTATTTGAAATGTGGTAATGCGTAGAAAACAGGAAAGTATATTTGAAATCTGTCACACAGAAAAATGAGGGGGTGCATTGTGGAAGTACAGGTATATTTGAAAGATTGGAAAAGGTTTATTTTTGGGGCTTGTATTCGATTAGCCCCGGCGTTATGATTCCATTCCAAAATATTTTTAAAGGAAAGGAGTACATAAGAAATGAAGAAAGAAAAAGTGAGGAGGTATCTCAGACGTGCTGATGATTACATGGAAGAGATAGAAAGGAAAATGAGGTGCATAGATGGTACTTTGTTTTTTGTGCTGTTGGGTATGGAGAACTTTTACAGACAGGAGAATTGTTACGAGACAGGAATGATGGATACGGTCAGAACATATCTGGAAGTGTTGCGGGCTGGTGATATGGCAGATATCTATGTGATTAACAGAGAAAATCTGCAATGGCTTGTTGAACAAAGCGGAGTTCCCTTTGATTTCGATATGGTGGTTCTGGATGAGCTTTCATCCTTTAAGAACTGGAACAGTAAACGCTTTAAGGCTTTTATGAAGGTAAGACCAAAGGTGAAGAGAGTAATCGGTTTGACCGGTACACCTTCTTCCAATGGTTTGATGGATCTTTTTGCAGAATTCAAATGCCTTGATATGGGAGAACGACTTGGCAGATTTATCAGTCAGTATAGGGTGAATTATTTTGTGCCGGATCAGATGAATGGTCAGATTGTTTATTCCTACAGATTGAGAAAAGGTGCAGAGGAACAGATTTATGACAAGATATCGGATATTACGATTTCCATGAAGGTCTTGGATCATTTGAAGATGCCGGAGCTTATCAGTAATGAATATCCGGTTTATATGAGTGAGGCTGAGGAAGAACTGTATTCGAATATGGCAGAGGATTTGTTCTTGCCTTTGAAGGGCGGAGAAGTGACAGCGGCAAATGCGGCGGCACTATCCGGTAAGCTGATGCAGATGGCAAATGGTGCAGTGTATTCCGATGATGGAGATGAGATTCAGATACATGATCAGAAGCTGGATGCTTTGGAGGATTTGATTGAGGCTGCGAATGGGAAACCGGTAATGGTTGCGTATTGGTTCAAACATGATTTGGCCAGAATTATGAGAAGGTTATCTGAGAGGAAGATTCCTTTTGAAAAGCTTGATTCAGAGGAGAGTATCCGCAAATGGAATCGGGGAGCGCTTCCTGTAGCACTTATTCATCCTGCATCTGCAGGTCATGGGCTTAATCTTCAGGCAGGTGGAAATATGCTTATCTGGTTCGGGCTTACCTGGAGTCTTGAGCTTTATCAGCAGACGGTAGCGAGATTATGGAGACAGGGACAGTCAGCTGAGACAGTAGAGGTTCAGCATATTATCACTGCAGGTACGATTGATGAAGATGTTATGAAGGCTTTGGAGTCAAAGAACCGTACACAGTCAGCTTTGATCAATGCGGTAAAGGCTGGGATCAAGCGTTCAGCAAGTAGAAGAAAATCAGAGTAAAAAACGGCAATCAGAGTCAATCCGAGGGAGTATATTTTTCGGAGGTGTTTATGACAGCAAAAGAATATTTGAGTCAGGCGTACAAGATTGATAACGATATCAACAGCAAGCTGGAGCAGGTAGCTTCTCTTCGTGACTTGGCAACCAAAGCAACAAGTACCATGTCAGATATGCCCGGAAGTCCAAACAGAAATATCCATAAGATGGAGGATGCCATTGTGAAGATCATTGCACTGGAGGATGAAATTAATTCCGATATTCATGAACTGATTTCTCTGAAGGCTGATATCACACATATGATAAAGCGGGTAGCAAACAGAGCAGAGAGAACAATTCTTGAGAAGAGATATTTGTGTTTTGATACATGGGAGCAGATATCCGTGGATATGGGTTACAGTATCCAGCATACCTTTAGGCTTCATGACAAGGCTTTGAAAGAAATTGATGGATTTCTGAAAGTGGAGAGCTGATGTGATAGAATGAGAGTCCATAGATATGATATTGTTATAATGCGGAAAGCATCCAAGGAAGATAGCTTCCTTGGATGAACGTTGGCTTTCAAATGTCTGCTCGTGCAAGCACGGCAGCCGCTTGAAAGCTTATCGCGCAAATAGAGAAGAGCCTTGGGGAAGAAATTCTTCAGGGCTCTGGCTATGCATGGAGGTGTAACAGTGCCAAGCAAACCAAAGAAACCGTGTGCTTATCCAGGCTGCCCTGCATTAGTAACCGGACGGTACTGTGAGGAGCATGCAAGAAAAACAAACAGCGATTATGAAAAATTCAGCAGAGATAAGCAGACCAAACGCCGTTATGGACGTGCGTGGAAAAGAATCCGTGACAAGTACGCTGCAGAGCATCCATTCTGTGAGAAGTGTTATGAGCGTGGATTTCTGGTTTCGGTAGAAGAGGTCCACCACAAGCTTCCTTTGAGTGAAGGTGGCACACATGATCGGAGTAATCTGATTGCGTTGTGCAAGTCGTGTCATTCACAGATTCATGCAAAGAGAGGAGACCGTTGGCATAACCACTGATGTGTATAGGGGTAGGGGCGATTCAAATCTCTACAGATCCATCTCCTATAGAACGGCGGTGTTGCGTGTGCAGTCGCGAAATGGAATATGGGGGTAGCTCACTGAAAATCCATTGACAAATCGTGAAATGATTATTATAATTTAAATGAAATTCGGCAAAATGATAAAATGCCGAAAAATATTTAAATAATCATCACGAATTTGGATATACTGGAATTGAGGTGAGAAAGATGACAAAGACTGCACAGATTTCCAATGACCAAATGATTTTTTCAGTTCAAGAGCTGAAAGATAAAGGGTTTTCCTATTATAAAATCAATCAGATGGTTGACCAGGGGATCCTGATAAAACTGAATAAAAAGTATTATGAAAATGCAAATTTTGATGGTGAGGGATCGGATTTCTACTATGCCTATGCATTTGTACCAGACGGAGTAGTTTGTCTGCTGAGTGCAGCTGTGTATTATAATCTGTCTACTTATCGCCCGGATGCCATTGATGTAGCAATTCCGAGAAAAGCAAAGGTATCAACTCTACCGGATTGGCCGGAACTGAATGTATGCTATTTTACAGATGACCGATTTGATGTTGGTATCGAGACCGTAGAGGATGGAAATAACAGATTTCGTATATATGATATTGAGAAAACTGTTGTTGATATCGTTTTCTACAGGGAAAAAATCGGAATTGAAGAAACGAAAGAAGTTCTTACAACCTATCTGCATCGGAGTGACCGTAATCTGAATAGGCTAATCAGATATGCCGAGATGCTCAAATGTGGGGATGTAATGAAAATGTATCTGGAGGTGCTGGTATGACAAACGCTATATCCGTAAAGGACAGATTAAAGAAACAGGCGATAGAAGATGGAAAGACTATGCAGGATAAGCTGGTCACATATGGTTTGGAGAGAACAATATATAGATTATCTGTTTCAAATTATGTGGAGAGATTTACACTAAAGGGCGGTATTTTTTTGTATGCATTATTTAATGGAGAGTATGCTCGTGCAACAATGGATATTGATCTTTTGGCACAGCGTATTCCAAATGATGCTGAAGAAATGAAGAAAGTATTTAATGATATTTTTTCTATAGAGTGCGATGATGCGTTGAGATTTGATTTGAATACGCTTGAGGTTATCAATATAACTGAATTCAAGGAGTATCACGGAGTAAATGTATCTATTATGGGATATCTGGATAGAACCAAGGTCCCGGTATCAATAGATATTGGTTTTGGTGATGTGGTGTATCCAGAAAGAGTGAAAATGGAGTTCCCGGTTCTGCTGGATATGGAGGTTCCGCAAGTATATGCCTATTCTATTTACTCCGTCATAGCAGAAAAGTTTGAGGCTTTTGTTTCTCTGGGCCTTGCAAATGGTAGATTTAAGGATTTCTATGATATCTATGTTTTGGCTGACAGATATAATCTTAATGGTGTGGAATTAAAGAATGCGATTGTAGAGACCTTTACCCATCGAGGGACCGGTTTTGATGATATTGCAGCTTTTGATGATGATTTTACCAAGGATGAGACAAGGCAGAGAAGATGGAGAGCCTTTATCAAAAAGAAGAAAGCACTGGTGAAAGTAGAATTTGAAGAAACTATGCAACTACTAAAAGAATTATTGCTGCCCATCGTGGATTCAATTCATAACGATAATTCCTTTGAGCATACATGGAGTAAAGAAACAAAAAGCTGGATGTAATTACATAAAATTAGTAATAGGGATCGTGCAGAAATGTATGGTCCTTTTATTATGCAAAAAAAAGAGGAAGGAGGGATTCCGATGGCAGGAAGAAAACCAAAGCCTACAGCGATTAAGGAACTGGAAGGCAATCCAGGTAAAAGAAAACTGAATAGCAAAGAACCGGTTCCGGTAAAGGGAATACCTGCTTGTCCTGACTGGTTAATGCCGGAAGCAAAGAAGGAATGGGAACGCTTGGCTGAGCTAATGAATCAGATGGGTGTTCTTACAGAAGTGGATATTGCAGCGTTTGCTGCATATTGTCAGTCTTATGCAAGATGGAAGGAAGCACAGGAGCATATTACCTCAGGTGGATCTACTTTTGAGACTGACAAAGGATATCAGCAGCAGACACCCTGGGTTGGAATTGCAAATACCAATCAGAAGCTGATGTTGCAGGCTGCATCGGAGTCTGGATTGACACCATCCTCGAGAAGCAGAATTATTGCTGGTAACAGCAAAGCAAAGGAACCGGAGTTCCAGTCTATCGCGGTGTATTCCCGGATGGAGCAGCTGGGGCATTTTGAATGTTCCGACCAGGCCGTGAACAAATTGGTGGAAAACAGTATCAGGCTGTGGCGGATTTGAATGCGCTGGTGATTGAGAACGATTATCATTTGAATACGGGATTTCTGTCCACACCCTTTCTCTGCGCCGTGCTGGCGGAGGGCGGCTATGTGGAGACCGCCTACAGGCTTCTTCTGCAGGATACCATGCCAGGCTGGCTCTACGCCGTGAAGAAAGGGGCCACCACCATCTGGGAGACATGGGACGGGCATGCCTCCCTGAACCACTACTCTTATGGGGCTATCTGCGGCTGGCTCTTCTCCGGGGTCTGCGGCATCCGGCTGGAGCAGGGGCGGATCGTCATACAGCCAACGCCCCATGAATCGTTACAGTACGCAAAGGCATCTTACCTGTCCCCGGTGGGGGAGATTGTCAGCGGCTGG